CAAGTACTAGGCAAAGAAGGAATTGCCTGGAAGCAGGGTGACCTCATCGCTGACTATTGAAGCGGCCTGCTTGTACAATGCGTCAATAGTATGATTGTTGTCTAGAACAGCGTCAAAGTCTGTGCCCACCCATGCTGTTTCACTAGCATGAATTTTTCGCATCTTTAATTCTTGAATTGCATAATTGCGGCCTGTGTTTGCGTCGAGAGCCACTTGATACCAATCAGGTAATTCTCCACGTTGTACCCAGACAATCTTACCACCTGCATTTCGAATACTTTGAATTTCATTAGGAAATCTACAATCACTAATTACTACATTATCTTTACTTAGACGGAGTTTGTTTTCCAAGCTAGCGATCCAGATATCGTCATGGAATGTTTTGCGGCATACTTCTGTACCCCAATATTGGAGAACCCAACGAGGAGTTAGTGTAGGCATTGCTAGGCGAGTTGCCCACCACGGATCTACTTGTTCTCGCCATTCGCGAGCTTCCTTAGTACGACCTTCTAGCATAGTTCGGTCCCAACCAAATACTGCTGCCACTGCATCTTTAAGAGTTGATGCAAAGCTCTCTCTACGATACCGATGAAAATTTACGAGATAATCCGCAACAGTATCTTTGCCGCTGCCTATAAATCCCACTACCCCAATTATAGCCATAAGTTTTTTCCTTTTTCATATTATATTACACTTTTATATACTTGTCAACCATAATTATAAATACAAAGTCATGAAAGATTACCAATCTCAAGCATTTGTTTATAAATGGAAGCATATACCAACTAGTATGTGGTATATCGGATCACGAACTGCAAAAAATTGTCATCTTAACGATGGATTGCTAACAGCAGTATAGATGTCAGCGCTGTTAATCAGCGTTCTACCAGTTGTGGGCCTTTCTAAGAACCCGCATACACCTATAATCATAACTATCTCCTATACGACAATTATACTATAATAATGATATAGGGTCAACCTATCTATAAGGTTTTGGTTGTTTTGGTTTGTTAGTGTTCAATCTATTAGCTAATACACTTGCAGTATTGATAGATTTAGTTCTTTGAGTTCTTCTAGCTGCTTGAGGAGCAGTACGTGCTCTAGTAGTTTTCATCTTCTGGGCCTGTGCCATATCCATAGGCTGGTGGCATTTTGATGGATGACTAACTTGTCGGCTCTTCCTTGGTCCTGATGAACAACGGAATTTTAATTTAGTTGTGCCGCCACGAGCAGTGTGCTTGCCAACACCCCAAACCATTTTAGCAGTTTCAGTATATAACTCTTCGTCATCTTCAAAAATAAATTCATTAGCTTTCATTATCCGATCACCCATCCCCAACCTTGTGTAGTAATACCAGTCTTAAGGTCTTCACTTAGTCTATCCATATCAGATTGTCCTTCAGCTTTCATTGCTGCCCCGTTAAGCGCTGTGCCGCCCTGCGGACCTGCAATGCTGGCAAACTTTTCACGGGCTTGACCAAGCATCATTTTGCAATTAGCAAGGGTGTAATCTTTAATCCATTGTCCTGCATACGTATCTTCGATAATTGCGTGATCAGGTTTGACGTTATAAACCAACAACATAACTGACTCTTGAGTGCGAGGACGTTGATGAATTGTTAGTTTACGGTTTTGTGGATTCCAATTAAAGTTAATAAAAGATCCAAACATCTTACCAACCATTTCTTGATAGCCTGCAAACAGTTCGTATGTTGCTAGCCCACCCATGTTTGTTGATGATAACAAATAGGTATTTGTGTAGGCTAAGTTAAACGGTTCAAATACGGTACCGCCGCTTCCTCCGCCTGTGCGCGAACCAATAGTTCTACGATAAATCTGTCGGACAACCTGTATTTCTTTTGGCAAAATATACTCGTTTTGATCTTCTTCAAGATTCAAAAAGATGTAACTTTCTTCAACAGCATTATCTGCACGTTGTCGAAATACTGCTAAACTGCGTGTTAGCGCAGTTTCGTAATGGATAGGATCTAGCTCTATATCAATCATGCCGTCACCCAGCATGGCTTTACAGTAGTCGTAAACGCTTTGTTTGGTAATATCTATTTGGCTCATACAAGTATTTATCGTTACGGTAAATATAGTATGCCAAGATTAAGCCTCTACCGCGCCCAAAAGGGCAATGATTTTAAATTCATCGATAAAACCGTTTGGGAAATGTTCCAAGTCGGCGGAGTCGATGTACTTGTTCACAAGTATATAGGACCTGGTTCTAGCAGTGAAGTTACTCCGACAACTCCTGCATATACCACAGACAATCCTTTACAAATACAAGATTTACTATTCTTAGAAAATAGAGATCGTAAGTATGATCCGGATATATATAGGCTGCGAGGTGTTTATAATATTCAAGACATTGACTTTAACCTAAGTCAGTTTGGTCTATTTCTACAAAATGACACAGTATTCATGACGTTTCATATTAACGATACTGTCGAAAAACTTGGACGTAAAATTATGTCGGGCGATGTAATTGAGCTACCGCACTTAAAAGACGAGTATGCACTTAACGATTTGCAGTTTGCTCTAAAACGTTTTTACGTTGTTGAGGAAGTCAATCGTGCAGCGGAAGGATATTCAGTAACTTGGTATCCGCACCTATATCGTGCTAAATGTAAACCACTAGTAGACAGTCAAGAATTTAAAGACATTCTCAACGGTCTCGCTGACGGAGATGGTAACGATACTACCACTACCTTACGTGACATTATGTCTACGTATGAAAAAGAAATGCAGATTACCCAAGCAGTTCTTAACCAAGCAGAAGCAGATGCTCCTAAGAGCGGATACGATACTACTAAATTCTGGACTGTTCAACTGGATGAAAACGGAAATGCTGATCTAGTAACTGTTGACAATGAAACTATTGATGCTAGCTTGCAAACGCAGGCCACTGATGCTAATGGCAACTTGTTGTTTGATGCCAACAACGACCCAATATATGTTGGGCCAACAGCTAGCACAATGTTACAAACTGCCAAGGGCAATGGCTACCAAGGTTACCTAACAGGAGATGGCATTCCTTCAAACGGCGCGCCGTTTACTGCTGGCATTGCATTTCCACTGTCAGGCGTAGACGGACAGTATTGCCTAAGAAAAGATTACATGCCTAACAGACTGTTTAGGTTCAACGGAACAAGATGGGTTAAGATGGAAGATATACAGCGTATGACTATGAACAATCTAGGTGCTAGCGATACCGGAGTTGGCGATACATTTGAAGGTAAAGATGTTCGTCAAACACAGAAAGGTACATTTATTAACAATACAAATACAGCAGTCATCGACGGGCATACTGTTGAAGAGAAACAAAGCCTTAGCAAGGCGCTTAGACCACAGGCGGATGTATAATGTATATCTATAAATTTATACATACCGAAAGCGGAAGAGCGTATATAGGGCAAACTATACAAAATCCAAATCGGCGTCGGCTTGAACATATTGCCGATAGTAGGAATACTCCAAGAACATATCACTTTCACAATGCTTTAAAAAAATACGGATCAGAATCATTTATATTTGAAGTTATTGCAGAAGCGAAATCTTTGGAAGAATTAAACTTGTTAGAGGAAAAATATGTGAATCAATACGATTCTATTAACAATGGGTTTAATATTCGACAAGCAGGTGGCAACAAGCTACATTCTGAAGAGAGTAAACAACGGATGAGTGATGCTCAAAAAGCTGCTCATTTACAGAGAAGATTAGAAGGAAGAGATAGCGGATGGAAAAGGAAAGATGGCGGGCCTATGAAAGGAAAAATCTGTTCCGAAGAAAATAAACAAAAAAAACGAGAAGCACATTTAAAAGCACAGCACTATACTGGAAAAACTTGGAAAGTTATAGATGGTAAAAGAGTGTGGTTAACTAAGGAGGCTGTGGCTAACGCTACTGTATAATCATCGACTATTTTTATGACGGACAAATAAGACGATATGTAACGCAATTCATGCGTGTGTTTATAGGATTTAAGTATCAAGACGGAGAAGGCAATCAATTAAGTGTTCCGGTGCTGTACGGAGATATGACCAGGCAAGTTGCTAGTATTATTAAAGATAACAGCGAAAACAAAATGTCTACCGTTCCTCGCATTGCCTGTTATATCAGTGGCGTTGACATGGATATGAGTCGGATGAGTGATGCTACGTTTGTTAGTAAGGTTAATATTAGAGAACGTAGATATGACGATATCGACGGTACAATTGATTATCAAAATGCACAAGGCGGCAACTATACCGTCGAACGGCTAATGCCTACTCCGTTCACACTGTCTATGAAAGCAGACATCTGGACCAGTAACACTGATCAAAAGTTACAATTATTTGAACAGATTATGGTATTGTTTAATCCTAGTCTTGAGTTACAAACAACGGACAACTATATTGATTGGACTAGTTTAAGCGTTCTAAATATAAAGACAACTAATTTTAGTTCTAGAACAATACCACAAGGCACTGACAGTGACATTGACATTTGTTCTGTTGAGTTTGATATGCCTATATGGTTATCTCCGC